CAGGGCGGTGGCGGCGGCAACGTGCAGGTGATCGTGGAAAACCACAGCGACAGCCAGGCGCAGGTGCAGCAGAGCAAGGATGCAAACGGCGGCGACATCATCAAGGTGATCGTCGGGCAGGCCGTCACGGAAGTGAACAAGCAGATCGGCCGCGGCGGCAGCACGTACAAAGTGCTGCAACAAACCTTCGGGCTGAATCGTCGCGGCGTGCCGGTGGCGGGGTGATGATGAAAGCCAAGAAGTTATTTGGGTCGACGGACCGCCGCTGGGTGTTGAAGCGCAAGGGGAACAGCTATGGCTGATCTTGTCGCTACCGCCGAGCCGCTTGCACTCAACTCCGGTTCCCCCAACGTCGCCACGCTGTCCATCGGCGGCCAGCCCCTCGCGCAAGCGATCGTCACCGCCATCTATCGCACGGACTGGCAGGGTCGCCAACTGCTGTATGCGACGCCGAGGACGAACTTAATCCCCGGCACGCTCATCGCGGGCTCGGGATCGTCAATTGACGCCACAGTTACTGGCCCGGACGGCAACGCGGGGTCGGGATATAGCGCCACACTTGCGTCAACCGGACCGGGCCTATATCAGGGGTACAGCGCCTCCGTTGGCACTGCGTATACGCTCGCGATTTGGTTGCGCGGGACAGTCGACGGGCAGATTGTCGGGCTCACGCACGGCGGGAGTGAGTCAATTGTGCCCGTTGCGTTGTCGACGCAGTGGCAACGATGCCCGCTGACTCAATCTGCGCTGGCAACAACGCAGTATCTGGAAATTACTGGATTCGGTTCGTCGAATCAGCAGATTGAGTATGCGTTCGGGCAGGTGGAAACGGGCACCGACGCTACTGCCTACATCCCCACCACCACGGCCCCCGTCACCGTCACCGACTACACCCAGTCGGGCAACCAAATCACGCTCGGCCAGAACCCGGCAACCGGCGCGACGCTGGATTGGGATGGCAGCGGCATCCTGCCGGGTCAGAACTGGTCGTGGCCGCTTACCCTGCCGCAACCCAGCCAGGACAACACCGCGCAATACGCGCCACTGGTCGACAATCAGATTCGCACCAGCATGGAAACCGGCGCGCCGAAATCGCGGCGCCGGTTCACTTATGTGCCGGAATCGTTCAACTGCACGCTGAAACTCACCGGCGCGCAGGTGACTGCACTTCGCACCTTCGCCGAGAGCACGCTGCAGGACGTCGGCTATTTCGACTGGCTTGATTTTCGCACCATGGCCACCGCCACGTATCAGTTCACCAAGCGACCGACATTCGCCTGCGTCCAGACGCGCGCGGATGCGTGGCTGGCCACGCTGCAACTGCTGAAGGTGGCCGGCTGATGCGCGAGATCTCCGCAGCCGCGATGCAGGCCGTGCTGGCGCAATCGACACCGGAAGTTTTCGTGCCGTGCCTTTCGATCAACCACCCGACGTTCGCCAACCCGATCCGGCTGGCGTTCAACACCGAAGTGATGCACCGCGCCGCCGGCGACTACATGCCCTACGCATTTCAGATCGACCTGCCGGGCCAGCATGAAGATTCGCTGCCGCAGGTGAAGCTGACCGTCGACAACGTTGATCTGCAGGTCAACGATGCCATCCGCACGCTGCAGGGACCGCCGACGGTGACGATGGATGTGGTGCTGGCGTCGTCGCCCGACGTAGTGGAAATCGGCCCGTTCAACTACAACCTGCAGAGCGCCACCGCGAATGCCGACACCATCCAGGGCGTGCTCGGCTTCGAGGAAGACATCTTCAGCCAGCAGGTGCCGGGCCAGAACTATCAGCCCAGCAATTCGCCGGGATTGTTCTTGTGAACGAAGCCGACCGCAAGAGGTTCCGCGCATCGTTCATCAAGAGTGATGATGGTTGTTGGCGATGGAAAAAGGGTAGAAGTCCAAAAGGATATGGCGTTTTTAATGTACAAGGGCATCCATTCAGGGCGCATCGCATCGCATTTGAAATTAACAAGGGTGAAATTCCGGAAGGGAAATGGATTCTGCATTCATGCGATCACCCGGAATGCGTCAATCCAGACCATTTGCGGATAGGCGACCACGCCGCCAATGTGCGTGACAAGGTGAAACGTAACCGTCAGTTCCATCCATCTGGAGAAATACATCCACTCCACAAATTGAACAAAGATCAGGTGCTTGAAATTCGTAAGCGAACCGGCACCAGCAAGCACAAGTTAGCGACAAGATTTGGAGTATCTGCAGCAACAATAATGGATATTTGGACGCGCAGAAGCTGGAAACATTTATGATACCTATTTGGTGTTCAAAATGGATCGGAATTCCTTTTGCTGATCATGGGCGCGGACCCGACGCGTTTGATTGCTATGGGCTCGTGCACGCCATTTATCGAGAGCAGTTCGGCATCGCGCTGCCGGATTACGCCGACGCCTACATCGACGCCCACGATCACGCCAGCGTCGCCGACGCGGTGCAGGCTGGGTTGCGGGAGGGTTGGACGGCCATCGATCGCGCGCGTGAGACGCCGCGCTGCGGCGATCTGCTGGTGATCAAGATCGCCGCGCGGCCCTGGCACTGCGGGTTGATGGTGACACCGGAGCGTTTCCTGCATTGCCCGACGCAGCCGGATCGACGCACCGGGAACGAGATGGGTACCAGCTGCATCGAGCGCCTGGACGCCTTGATCTGGCGCCGCCGCATCGAGGGTATCTATCGACACGCATCCCTGCAACAGCGTGAGGGCGCCTGATGGACGGCACCGAACCACTGCTGCTGCCGGCGCCCACCTGCACGCTGGTGGCCAAGCCGCACCCGTTGCGCAGCGATACCGTATGCGCGGAAGTGCAGGCCGGGCAATCGTTGCTGCAGATGCTGGGCGAAGGCGTCAGCCATGCGCTGGAAGTGCGCGTGGGCGGCGAAATGGTGCCCCGCGAACTATGGGCGCGGGTGAAACCCAAGGCCGGGCAGTTCATCCATGTGCAGGTGTATCCGCAGGGCGGGGGCGGTGGCAAATGGCTGCGCACTATCCTGCTTGTCGTGGTCGCGATTGCAGTGATCTATTTCACAGCAGGCGCTGGCGCGCCAGCAGCAGCGGCATTATTTGGATCGAACTCCGCGCTGATTGTTGCTGGATTGGGCATGGTTGCGACGATGGCGATCAACGCCCTGATCCCTCCGCCGACGCCCAAGGGCTTGGGCGGTGCGGGCGGCGATCCGTTCCAGCAACTGCAATCGATCACCGGCACCAGCAACCAGGCGAACCCCTACGGCGTGATCCCGTGCGTGGTGGGCACCATGCGGTTTTTCCCGCCGCACGCGGCGCTGCCGTACACCGAAATCAGCGGTGACGATCAGTACCTGCGCATGCTGCTGGATCTCGGCTACGGCGATCTGGACATCAGCGACATCCAGATCGGGGGCACCGATATTGCCAGCTATCAGGATGTCGAGTACGAGATCGGCACCGATCCGGGGTTGTTCACGCAGGACGTGTACGAACTTGCGGTGAGCGTGGACATGAGCACCGACGGCGCCACGGCCACCCGCACCACGCAAAGTGCATCAAACGAAGCCAGCCTGGACCTGGTATTCAGCAACGGCCTGTTCGGCGTGGATACGTCGGGCAAGACCACGCAGGGCACCGTAACGTTCACCATCCAGTATTCGCCGGCCGGCGCGAATACGTGGACCAGTGTGACGGGCGCCTCGGGGCTCACCAGCACCAACGGATTGGTGGTGTCCGGCGGCAACTTCAGCGTGTCGTCCAGTGCACGCAAAACACTGCGCTGCGGCGTGCGCTGGAAGGTGACTCCGGGCCAGTACGACGTGAAGGTGACGCGGGTCAGTTCGGCGTTCCCGGGCTCGGCTGGCGCGTCCGCGCGATCCGGAGGCTGCGCATGGAGTGTGCTGCGCAGCGTCGCCTATCACAACCCCAGCACCACCGGCACCACCAAGCTGGCTGTGCGGATCAAGGCCACCGGCCAGTTGAACGGCGTGGTGCAGAATCTTTCGGTGCTGGCCGCGCAGAAGATTCCGCAATGGAACAAGACCACGCAAAGCTGGTCAGCCGATGCGGAAACCCAGAACCCGGCCTGGATACGCGCATGGCTGTTGACGCGCTGTCCGGCGGTGCAGCGGCGTTTGCCGGATTCGCGGCTCGATCTCGATACGTTCGCGGACTGGGCGGCGGAGTGCGACGCCAAGGGGCTGGTGTGCAGCTTCGTGATGGACTCCGCGCGCGCCTTGTTTGATGTTGACCGCGACGTGCTTGCCGCTGGCCGCGGCAGCTTCGGCATGCGCAACGCGCTGTACAGCGTGGTGCGCGACGTGGCGCAGACGGTGCCAGCGCAGATATTCGCGCCCGCCAACAGCTGGGGCTTCAATTACATGCGCGTGTTCAGCGATCTGCCGCATGCGCTGCGGGTGAAGTTCACCAACCCGGAAGCCAACTATCAGCAGGATGAAGTCGTCGTCTATTGGGACGGCTACAGCGCCGACGGCGCCGGCGGCACGACCATTGCCACGCGATTCGAAAAACTTGAACTCGCGATGGTAGTGGACCCCAATGCGGCATGGCGGCTGGGACGCTATCACCTGGCTGTGGCCTACAACCGACCCAACACCTACACGCTGAACGCGGACATCGAAAGCGTGGTCTGCGAACGCGGCGACCTGGTGTACTGCGCGCACGACATCACGCATTGGGGCGCGGACTGGGGCCGCATCATCGCGGTGAGCGGTGACGGCATGACGGTGACGCTGGACGGTCCGGTGACGCTGGATGCCGGCGTAACGTACAACTTCCGCGTGCGTCGCAGCGACGGCACGCAAACCACCGGCAGCGTGACCAACGCGGCGGGCACCACGCAAACGATTACGCTTTCCGCGGCGCTGCTGGCGAGTGATGTCGGCAACCTGTTCGTGCTGGGCGACGTGACGCGCG